CAAGTACTGGTCAATGGTTTGTAAGTTTTGATAGCACCGCAGCAACTCATACTACATTAGAATATGTAACAAACTTGACAACTAATGTACAATATCGCTTTGTAGATGATGCATGGATGAAATCATACGAAGGATGGTATGACCAAGGGGATTATTCTATCGTCATCTAATACTGTGATAAATCATAGTATGAGCAATACATCCGCAGGCGTTTTCTTTTATAGCAATAAAACAAATCGCTACCTATATCTATTACGCACAGATAACAAAAACCCTGGTAACTGGGGTATTCCGGGCGGAAAGATAGAAGATGATGAAACATTATTTGAGGGTATTGCCAGAGAATGTAGAGAAGAAATTGGAACGTTTCCAAGTACTGCAAAATTAGTACCTATTCAGAAATTCATTAATCATACATTCACATATCATACATTCTTTTGTGAAGTAAGTGATGAGTTTGTACCAATACTAAATGAAGAACATTGCGGGTATGCTTGGGTTGGAGATAATCAATATCCCAAACCATTACATCCTGGATTGTTTAGTACCGTAAACTTTGATGTTGTACAGGATAAGCTAAAGACACTTACAAAAAAAGAGACCTAAGTCTCTTTTTTTTATTTTAGCAGTGCTGACACTGTGGGAAAACCCATTGAGCCGATTATTATACCGGCCCCCATCATCATCCATCGCCATTTCTCTAATACTGAAATCTTACTCGCTAATTCGGTATGTTCCTTGACATCCTGCTCACGCATGGATTTTAACATTTTTCTAGTTTCTTCTGCGTTAGACTCAATAACATCATGTAGTGCTTTCAGATCCACTTTAAGTTCCCCGATTTTTTCTTCAAGGTTCTTAACTTGGATCTGAAGTACCGCAATTTCAGTTTCAGGTTGCATTTTGTTAACCTTATTTGACGCAGTTGCCATATTATGCGCTTGCTATAGTAACTAATTCATACGGTTGACCAGCGGTCGCATTTGCTGCTGCTGCTGAGTTAAATGTTGCGAATACTGGAGCAGCATTTTGAAACACGATGTTACCAGTAGCAATAGGACCTGAAGTAGCAGTAAACAACTCACCAGTGTGGTCAGATAGACTTTGAACTGTTTGAGTAGAACTATTAGCATATGTAGCAAGGATACGCATTGAGTTTGGTGTCAATGCTGTATTTGCAAGATTTGCAGTATAGCATTGCGCTGTTAAGCCAGTTACTGTTCCTGTTACTAGATATTTTTGTTTGCCTTTTTGACGAACAATATAACCTGCTTCGTCATTTGCATAAACAAATGCTGCATTACTAAATGCGATTGGGCAGTTAGCATTTAACACTACACGATTGTGAATAGCATTACCAGTAACGCTTGCATTAGATGTAATAGCTTGTGGGTCACCGCCCTGTGTAGCAGAAACAGTAAATGCAGTCGCATTAGCTACAGTTTTAACAAAATATGTTGTACCTGCTGTCAAACCACCAAAACTTGCATCAAATGTAAGTGGCATATCTAATTCTAATGTTTGAGCATTACCTGATGTTCTAATAACATTACCTGTTGCTGTTGTATTAGCAACTGCTACAGTAATATTACCGTGAGTTGAACTAGCAAAACCAATATCTGTAAAGTTAGTAGAGCCGTTGATATTTGCAACAGCAACTTGAAGTGCTGCACCTGTAGCTAAATTAGCAAAATCAGTACCTACTCCAAATATACTTTGATTAGTATTTGCTGCCAAATAACTATATACTGTACCTGTACCATTAATACCAATAGCAACTTGTGCTAATACTTGTTTACCGATGATTGCTGTATTACCACCAACTACACTGTATGTGTTAGCGTTTGTTGCTGGGAAACCAGCACCTGCTGTTGGGTTGTTGAAATATGCATCAACAACATTAAATGAAACACTAACTGAACCACCTGTCGTGTCTGTCAATGTTTGTATTACTTGTGGTTGTACACTTAATTGAGTTTGTGATACATCAAATGTAGTATTTGATAATATTTCATTTACATAGTAAATTGTATTAGCTGTCAATCCACCAACGGTAGTAGCAACTATAAATGACATACCTTTAGCTATGCCTACTGTAGGGCTTGTAGTTAGATTTCCACCTGATACTGTAACGATACTGCCTGTTGCTGCTGTATCAGTAATTGTTAAGACTGCTTGAGCCTTTGCGATTTTTAGAGGACGTCCCATTTTTTTCTCCTTGAAATATTAGTGAGTTCTAGTCACTACGCGGCGGGGACCGCATAAACTCGCCGAATGCGAATGTATAATATATTTATCTTAAGGAGCTAAAAATTAGTAGTTGGGTACGCCAGATGGGTTAATTCCAACTGGATTAACACCGGATGTACCAGTGTTTGAATGAGGCATACCCAACTCTGTGATAGAGAATATACTATTGGCGCCTGCTAATGACAAGTAAGAAACAATGTTGCCTTGACCTACAATGATACTATTTTCTACAGTATTTGCTGGAATAATTTCACTATTAGCATTTGCTACTGTATAAGGAACACCGTATGGGTTAAATCTTGCTGTAGTATTTGCTATCGCTACTGAGGCATTTGCTGTTAGAGTTAAACTAGTATTATTAGCAATTGCTTTAACAATGCCAGCTGAGTTTCCAGTAGTATTACCAATCCAATAACCAATTCCTAATTCTGTTAGAAATAACGTTCCTACTCCGGTTACTGTAGTACTATTTGTAGCACATGTTACATTTCCAGTTAATGCTACATTAGGGTAACTAGTAGTATATTGAATAGCTGCATTAGAAGTAGCTATTCTTACTTTATCGGTTGCAATATTTGCTGAAGCTGCTGGGGTTGCAATGTTTGCTGTATATGCGTATGTTGTCATTTTTATTATTCCTATATCTTATTTATTATTAAAGTCTGCCAACCGCTACTTCAATAATGCCTTCACCTTCAAAGTTCTCTAGTGATTTGCCAATTACTGAACCAATATATGGGTGAATCATTGGTCTAGCATATCCGTCACCAGCACTCACAAGCATATCACCTTTGTGTATAGTTCCACGAACTTTAACTGGTACACGACCTTGCAAGGCTAATGCTACAATATATTCACCTTGACATTGTGAATTCATTACATAAGCAGGATTAGTTGATACTACACCTGCTACTCTTGTTGTTCCATCTTCGGCAATAGTAACTTCTTTGTCACCTCCAAACTCTACAACAGTGCCTGGCTCATATGGTTTATCTGCTTCATAGTATTCTGCTAAGTCAGCGTAAGTTGCTTGTAGTTTACTACCGGCACTTAATGACCAGTTGCCTGTAATAGTTCCGAGTAATGTATTTGCACCCGTTGTAAGTGTCATGTTATTGCCACTTATAGTTTGAGCATTAGCAAATGTAAGATTAGTAAATGATGTACTTACACTTGTGATGTTACCTTGTGCTGCGGTCGTTACTGTACCGGCTGTAGTTGCGCTAACTGCGCTTGTAGCACTGGATACAGCACCACTTACATTAGCACCTTGTATATTACTTAAATTATTGCCGGCGCCAATAAAGAAATTAGCAGTGGCAGCATTACCTAAATTAGCATTACCTGAAGCAAGATTGCCGGTTACTGAAACTACCCCAGTTGTTTTATTAAATGTAAATCCAGACGTAGCATTAGCTAGACCGGCATCATTAAACAGTACTTGAGTATTACTACCACTGACCGTCAAGTTTCCAGATATATTACCAGAAACATTACCAACGAAAGTTGTAGCATATAATGCGCCATTGCTTGAATTATATGATAGGCTAATATTACTTGCTAATTGATAATTGGCGCTAGTATTGGCATTTACAAACACTGGGTACCAAGTAGCGTTAATACCAGTAGTCTGAACATTGCTATACTCTGCTATATTAGACCTTGATACATATAAATTAGGAACTACTGTAGTACTTGTTACTGTCAACGGTGCTGTGCCAGTTGCTACATTACTTACTAAGTAGCTTGCTGTTATATTACCAGCTGTAGCAAAATTACCACTAGTTGTTGTTCCAGTA